TGCATACCTTGATTATTTATTTTTACTACCACGCCAAAATATACTAAAATATCAATTATTTTAAAAATCATAAGTCTATATATCATAAGGGTTTATGACAATATACTTAAAATTTTATGGAATATTTAGTATATTGCGATTGAACTATTGCCGATAATATGCATAATTACATCATAAGGTTATCTAATGCGGATAACTAAAAAGTAGAATGAAATGATAATAAGGGGTTTAATATGTTTAACTTTGTTTCAATTGTAATTGGTATGGTTATATTCTTTGTTGTTGTTGCCAATGTTGTTGATTCCAAGGTATTGCCCAAACTGCCTTGCAAGGTAATTGAGTCTAAAACATCCAAGATATAAGGAAAAAACTATGAATGATATTTGTATTTTGATCGAACAATGGGATTTAATCGAACTGGAGAACAAATAATGTATATTACTAAGTCACAATGCTTTGCGAATTACATGATTATTGGTTGTGGATATCATACAGATGTATTTGATATGAATACAGATAAAATGGTATTCGGTATTGATGCAATGGAAGCTAAAAATCATTGGTTAGCTTGCAAAAATAAATGTAAAAAGTTAATCAAGGATAACGCAATAACTGTTAACTAATATTGTTTATTAGTTATGTTTTCGGTGTGTTTTTTCACTATTTTTATAAAGGGTCATATCATGTTGAATTTGAATGTTATTGAAACCATTACCAATGAAACCATTGACAATGAAACAATGGAAATCAAGTTTAGTCAAACTACTAAAATGCCTTGGATTTCATGGGATACCCCCGCATGGGAATGTATTACCGGTTCTAAGCTTGCAAAGCTTGAAAATACGGTTTGTAGTGGTTGTTATGCAAATAAAGGGCGTTATACCTTTGGGGGCGTTAAAAATGCAAATACCAATAGATTTGAACAACTAAAACAAATGGATAAATGGAAGCTTGCATTTATCGAAGCTTTGCAAGCAAAATATAAAAGCTTAAGAGATAAATCTAAAGCTTATTTCCGTTGGCATACTTCGGGAGATATCCAAAGCTTAGATCATTTAAAAGCTATTGTAGAAATAGCAAATGCCTTACCATTAATCAAATTTTGGCTACCAACCAAGGAAATTGGAATTGTATCCGCATATACAAAATTCAATGAGTTTCCTGATAATCTTTGCGTAAGAATCTCAATGTTTAAGATCGATCAAATTCCTAGTTATTCCCTAGGGTTGCCTACTTCTACTGTAATTACCGATAAAGGCAAAAATGATGATATGCAACATCATTTGAACCTGTGCCATGCTAGCGAAGAAATTGATGGTAAGTGTGGAACTTGTCGCAAATGTTGGGATAAAAATACTTCTAATGTTGCTTACAAGTTTCATTAAAAGTATTCCAAAAATAGTCTCCAGTTCGCTTTTTTCCCTGTTTTTCCCCTGTTTTTTAACCTTATTTGGAGTTTATAGCATGATACCAACTATAAAGTTGACTATTTGTTTGCATGGTTCAAAAATCGGTATTTTAGAAATACCAAAAAGTATAGCCAACGAATATTTGCCGTGGTTAGATACATTAGTCAGGTTAAATGATATCCCTATTTATTATTATTCACTTACTCAAAAAGTGATAGAAGATAATCCACTAGTTCGCCTTGTTTACATTGACTAGGTAAGCACTATTAAACCTTATTTAATGCCATGCCATGCTATCTATTCTTAGATAGTGTGGATTAAGGCAATAGAAAGCATTATTCAATGCTTAATCGGTATTACTTAACCTTATTTGGAGCATCTCACAATGGCGAATATTTATGGCAATCCTAGTACACTATCTCAGTTTAAAAGTATACCTGTTAAGTATCGACAAGGTAAAACACCTAAACAATTATTAGAGTTACATAATTCTAGAATTCACCATCCTAGGATAAAAACTTATTCATTAATGAAGTTTATTAACTCTGATTACAATAATCATTTTAGGCCAAGAAATTGTATTACCATACCAATTGGAACAAGACGATCTAGTTATATTTCAAGAATTTATGATCATAAAAAGAAAAATTATACTGATATTCAAGCTTGTTTTAAGCCATCGCATTTAAAAACAAATAGTCACGGAAGATATTCAAGCCGGTGCAAATATGAGCGTTTTAGCTATACCCCTATGATTCAATCTTTCGGATACATGATCAATAAAAGCACCATGTATTTTAGAATCGATACCGATGATGGCATTATTTCAAGAGTAATAAAAGCCCCCAGAGGATTTCATTTTGCTATCGATCACCTAGGGTTTAAAATCCAATCCAATAGCATTAAATCAATGGACTACCACTTTACAGCTTTAGACTTGATGCCATATGCCATAAAGAAAAACGATTACAAGAGCGGGCAATTGATGGTTGCTATTGCTAAAGACAATTACAAAGCACGAAAACAGGTAAATTTAAAATCTGATCTTTTTTCACCCGATCCTAAAAAGGTAAACAAGGTAATTAAAGAAGCCGAACGGCTTCAAGTTCAAATATCTATCGTAGATTCAATCAGGGCGGGCAATTGCCTTGCTGGTACACAAGTTTGGGCAATGCGTAATCATATGAAAACAAATACCCATTATCAAATACAAGCCATATCAGATAAGCTTGATGACGATAATGCCAACAGGGTTAAGCTTGTAATCCTTAGAGCAATCGAGCGAACAAAACAAGAAATTGCTAGAGGTTATTCTTTATTACAAGATCATTATCTTGAATACCAAACTAACTAGGGGGCAACCCTTATTTTCAACGACCTAGGGGGCAAAATCCCTAGGTCAAAAAATTTTTTGCCCGCTCTGCCTGGAGAATCAGGCAAAAAAAAAATTCGCTGGGTTCTTTTTGTGTGTTACGATTTTTATCATTTTTTTTAAGGATGTTTACAATGAATGATTCTAAAAAGTGTTTTTGCTGCAACAAAAAGCAAACAAAAAACAATCCTTTGGTTAAGGATATTGGCAGAATGGTATGCCAACCATGCCACAAAAACATACTATCCGAGCGAAAATATTATGCATCAGCTTTATGGCATGGCAACCCGATAAAACAATGAAATAGGGCCAACCCTGTTTCCCAATGCTATAGGGGGTAAATCCTATAGCGTAAAAATTTTTTGGTGTGTTCGCCTGGCAAATGTGTGTTTAAAATTTTATCATTTTTTTTTGGAAAGGATTTGAATCATGTTACGAATAAATAAAGATAAGCCGATTGAATTGATGTCATACGACAACGAATGGTCAATTAAGAATCGGGTTGGTAGATTGCATTGCATGACATCTAATCTATCTGTAATCAGAAAGCTTTGGAATAAGCGGGTGCATCATGCACCTAAATCATTAAAGCGTGGATACATTAAATGTGTACTGGAAACACATTTAGAAAATCAAGATTTGTATATTCGTGTAATGAATGGACTGCTTTAATTAAACCAAGCAACCCCCAACCCTCTTTTTCTACGAAAGGTTAGTTAAATGAAGATCATTAAAAACACCTTGGAAGTTATTACATCAGTATGGGAAGACCCTGGCGATTATCCCAACGCATTGGCGAGAGGCCCGCTCCCTTCGCATTTATGCGTAGAAGATATCTCGGGATACCTTCTGCTTCAGATCGAGAAACAAGATCAAGAAAACGATGATTTTGAGGGGTGCAAGCCTGACGAAATCATGCAATCTTTAATGGAAGATCATACCATTAGAGTTGATGGTGTAGTCATTACATCTTGGCAATTCTGCCCACAAGAGCATCCGAATTCTAATGATGCTGCTGGGCTAGACCTGTGGAAGATCATCCCATATAAATGGGATGCTGATAAGTTTGAGTTGTAGTGACCCTGTTTTTGAATGGATACCCTCCCACTTTGGGGGAGTCCAAAAGTTTTATCCTTGAAAGGGAATAAACCATGTCTACCGAATCCGCTTCAGTTTCTAAAATTGTTGAAAAAGGTCATCCTGACTACGATCCTAATCGGATTGTAACGATTACTGTAAAGGCTTCTGAAGCTTATATTATTCGTTATGTTGCAGCTATTTTAGCTGATGAAAAATGTACTGATGAGGCACGGAAATCAATTCTTTGGGGATGCAAAGCAACCCCTGCGGATATGATGAAAATTCATCACAAAGTTTATTCAGATGAAATGGGCTGGGGCCATTACGATCTCGATAAGTAGACCCCTTTTTTCTTCACCCTATAGACTAAATCTATAGGGTGAAATATTACATATACAAGTCACGCACACATATAAACAAGGAAGATTTCCATGTCTCAGTCTACAAGAGTTAAGATGCTAACTAAAAATGAAGTCAGGGTAATCAAAGCGTTACTCAAATACTCAAAGCCAACTGCAAAAGAAAACTGCCACCAATGCAATATTAGGCGGGCTTTTGTTTCTCTTAAGATGCCAAGAGATTCATTTGCAGGTTCTATATCAGCGTTAAAAAGGAAGGGTTTATATAACTATGTAATCTGGGAATCAAACCCAAACAAAAAGGGTTACAAGGATTACCCAGCTAAAAAAGTTTTAGTTTGGCATGAAGGAAATCCTGTTGGTTACTATAAGGTCAGGTCAGATATTGCCTTGATATTCTTTAACAAAGATTACATAGATTGCGTTATGTCTTCTGAAAGGGTGGGATAAACATGAAGGTATTAATTGCTTGCGAGTACAGCGGGGTGGTCAGGGATGCGTTCACGGCCAGGGGGCATGAAGCATGGTCATGCGATTTACTTCCAACGGATCGCCCCGGTCTTCATCACGAAGGTGACATAATAAAATTTATGCAGGGGAATCTTGGTTGGGATCTTGTTATAGCTCACCCGCCCTGCACCTACATGACTAACTCAGGAGTATGCTGGCTTCACAAAGATCCTACTAGATGGGATCGATTAGCCGAAGCAGCAAACTTCTTCAACCAACTGCACAACTGCAAAATAGGTAAAATATGTATTGAAAACCCTATTATGCATAAGTATGCAAAGAATTTAATCTCTTCTAATTACTCCCAGATAATTCAACCTTGGATGTTTGGTCATACAGAACAAAAGGCAACTTGTTTATGGCTTCAAGGATTACCACTACTTAAGCCAACTAAGAATGTAAAGGAAGCCATGATGAAGTTACCGCATCGAGATCGAAACAAGATGCACTATTTGCCACCATCCAAGGATCGCTGGAAGATTCGATCAACAACCTATCAAGGTATTGCAGATGCTATGGCAGAACAATGGGGATGATTAGACTAGTAAAAAGCCCTGTCAATCATGTATACTGTTAGCCAAGAGGGTTCGTTAAGACCCTCTTTTTTTTTGGCCACAGGTACAGATCATGGATGATAAAAACTATTGGTCGTTTACCGATATTGCTGCTGACCTTGACCTCGCTTATACAACCATTAGACGAAACATAGAAACATTTATCAAGCAAAAGAAAATGAAACCGCTTACTAGAATGAAAGCGGATAAAGGACATTTTTGTTCTGTCATGGACAGCACCCAGTACAGTTTGTTTCGTGAGCTAATGCGTGGAAGAACATCCGTAAACAAGGAGGATGAAGCGGTTAATGAAAAGATTTCTGATGATGGGTTCTTCTATCTAATCTTATTAGTTCCAGAATTTTCTAGCGGAAGAATTAAGGCTGGCTTCACATCACGAATGGACTCCAGGTTCAATGAACATCTGATGTCAGCACCCACAGCAAAATTAATATACTCAACACCATGTCTACGATCATGGGAAACATTTTTACTAGCATATGTTCATTCACATGGTGAAAAAATAAGATCAGAAGTGTTTGATATTAAGGACACAAAAATCTTAATTAAAAACCTTAAGACCCTCTTTAAACAGGTTGGGCAACGAAAATGAATCACGGCAAAATTTGATCCCGAAACCAATTTCGTGATCATACGAAAATGGTCATAAAACATAGGCATTCAGCATACGCTATTTTGATGGTTCTTCTTCAGTACCCTTAAGCATTTCAGCCAGAGCAATATAAGCAGCAGCATCTTCAAGGGTATCTTGATGATACCCCTGAGACAATCTAGCAAGCTTAAGCATTGCCATCATTACAGCAACTTCATAAGGCGATATCTCACGCTTTAAGAAGTTAGTCCAACTGTCAGCAATACGCTTTAAATTTAGCTCTGGAGCATCGTATTGATTAGCCCGCTCAACGATGTGTTCAGTACACCTAGAGAAGAATTCGCTGAGTAAATATCTATCCATTTATAAACCTTTCAATCAGTACAATGGCAAGAAACAGTATCATCAAAATCTGGAAACATTGGAAGCTGCATTCTAGATTGTTTCATTACATTTTCATAGCTTGGTCGATCTTTTCTGAAAGTATGCTGCTTTGATTCTGCAACACCCAGCATCTTTTTCTCTTGCTCTATCCACCAGTTTAAAGCATCTGGATCTTCCTTTGCTACAAGATCAAGACGATATCTACTCTTAAGAAAGCAACCTTGGCAATTTCCATGATGTTGTGCTATTTGCAAATCAAAAGATTGTTTACTCCAGAAGTTCATTACATCTTGAAGAGTATGTTTAGCATCATTCATTGGAGTTAACGCTGGATTCTTTCTGCTAAAATTCTTTTTAATGTTAGCAACCCTTCTTGGTTCATCATACCTCAACCCTATAAGCTGATTATGCCTCTTGAACAATGATCCGTAAACATCTTTCATGTACCGATCTAACAACTTTATTTTTAGTTCTACAGTACAAAATCTAGCAACTGGATTAGGAAGATACTGTCTTTCATCGATCAAAATGCTAAATGGTTCTCCATTCCTTGATGCATCTTTATAATTAGTTATCTTAAACCTTGGCTTGATTTTTTTGCCAACATATTCCAACCAAGCTATATCTATCTTCCATTCTTCAGAACACTTTTGAACAAAGTCTAGAGTCTTTGGATGCTCTAGCCCTGTGTTACAAAAAACAACTTTGACATATTCTGGAAGCACACCTTCATGTGCCTCCAGAACTTTAGCCAACATAAACCCAGATGTTCTACCTCCACTAAAAGAAATTACAGATGGATCTTTCAAGAAATACTTGCTATCCATTTACTTTTCCTTTTAATTCGGATTTCTTTTTAATAGCTGATTCCAAAGGAATCAAAAAAGTTTTATTGTTCTTTGTCTCAAGCGGGTTTTCATGCTGATCAATATGCTCAGCAATAACTGATGAATCATCCAGGTCGATCACACCTTCCAGTTTGTTTCGCATCAGAAAATATCCAATGCGAACCCTATTAACACCAATTATTTTTGCTGCTTCTCTTGCTGTCACATATGTTTGATCGCCTACTTTAATTGCCATTTGAAACACCTTCCATTTCTCTTCTATTGTTAATTTGTTCTAATACTGCTGCTCTAATCTTCTCGTCAACAAGTTCTCGCTCTTTAGCTTTCTCTTGCTTCTTTAAAGTAGCAGCAAGCTTCTTTTCTTTTGCTGTTATTTTCCGCGTCTCTCTTCGCATCATCTTATCTAATACCGAAGACATAGGTACGAGAAAATGAGACTTACTCTTCTTGTTAAACTTTTCTAGTTCAACAGGATCTATCTCGATACCAACTGCTCTAATTGCTTGCATTAAAGGCTTCTGATCGCTTAGATCAATCACCCCACGAAATTCGTTTCGGTAAAAATAATGAGCGATTAGCCCTGCCTTTACCCCCATCACAAGTTGGGCTTCCGGACTGGTCAAATACAATTCATCCCCAATGTATACTGGCATAACTATTCCCCTTTCTTTCTAACTAATTCTTCTGCGATTTCCAAAAGCTTTGAACTGTTCTTAGCTTGAAATTTTAAAATAGGATATAGACTCATAAGCATCACGATTCGCTCGTTTAGCTTCTGTGTCCATCTCCAGCCATTAGATTCTATCCCATTGACAGTTACGCTCACACCATCATAGATAGCCTGTTCGCATCCTTTTGAAGCCATAAGGCCAGGAAACAATCCATCAACGATCTCTGCAACCTCTTCCAAAAGATCAGCAATACGCTTCTTATTAAGCTCATAAGGCTCATTAGAATCGGACTTCTTAACTGATTTGCACCATTCACAACAAGCCATGCAAGCAGCAAAATTAATGTAGCTATCGGGCTTGCGTTTAGCCACTTCGGAATCTTCCCAAAGCACCGATAAATTGGCCAAAGCTTCGGAGGCAGCAGCAAACATTTCGTCAGGCATTATTTCAAGCCCTGTGAGTTCTCGTGCAATAAAACACGCTCTTCTAGCACAGGTTTGAACCGCTGCAACTTTCGATATTTTGCTCATTTTACTGTCCTCTGGGCTTCCATTCCCCGAATCTTTATTAAAAAACATTATAACCTTTCCTTTTAGTTTTTGGTAAGCTCAATTGCCACATAAGATTCATCGTCATTTTTAAGCTTTTGACACAGCTTAATAGTAATGGATTTAACACAATCAGTATCATCTCCCAGTAAATACCCACAATGCTGGAGTTGATCAAGTATCGGCTTAATTCGGTTATCCAGATCAGATTTTCTCCAGTTTTTTCCAGGGTAAACCATGATCAGTACATCGACAGGAAATAGACAGGGTTCGATCTTATTTCGATCATCGACATGGTGAAGGTTCTCCTCCCTCCATTGACGATATTTCTCACTAAGAATAACCCTGCCTTTAAAATTCCTCCAACAAGCGTTAGCTGATGGAGGAAGGGTGAAGAGGATTGGATCGACTGGCATATTATCTCCATGACCAAGCGGGTGCAGTAATCTTTGGCACAATGCCATAATACTCAGGAACAAATGTACCTGTTTGGTGAGCAGAAAGATACTTGCGAATCGCTTCAAAGACTTGGTTCTCAGCACGATCAAGATCACTCGAATCAAACTGGCAAATCATACATGAAGGATACTCGTTCTTGTCTACGATGATATGGTACACATCATTGATTGGAATCTGCATCGATCTCAGGCAGAATCGATATAAAGCCATCTGCCTTAAGTATCCATTGAATACACATTCCTTGGCCCAATCCGTTGGATCATAAGAACCAACTGTTTTTAGATCGACCAAGAAACTCTTTTCAACGCAATACATATCTGGGATAAATTTGATTTGCAATGGTTGACCATCAAATTCAATAGTGGTTAAAATCTCTTGCTCACGAACAACACCAGAACAATTAAAATATTGCGAAGCAGAATTTTCTGCAATCGCAGCAATCATTTTATTAGCCTGTTCAACATCATCATGGGTAATGATTTCAACACCATCTGCTAAAGATGTTTTGAAGTTATCCCAAGTCTCTTTGCCAACCTTAGTTCGTTTATCACAGACTGGGGCAACGGAAAATCGTTCCGCAACTTTATCTGGTTCAAGCAGCATGGCATGAACTAGCGAACCAAGGATCATAGCTGGTGAAGGATCACGCTGAACAACCTTGTCTATATAAGTCTTCTTGTATAGAACAGGAGACTTCCTAAACAATTCCAATCGGGAGTGAGACACATATTCAATCGGGTACATTAGACTGCTCTTTCTTTAAAAAACTTTTCAAGGATATCCAGAACCTGACCATTCATAGTTCTGTTTTGGCTAAGTGCCAGAAAATTCAACTGTTCTTTCAGATCACTATTAGGTCGAAAAACTACTGTGAGTTTTTGCCTATCTTTTTTAGACCCGTGTCTTTTTGGCATTTCCCTTCTCCTTCTCTAGTGATGCTTGATAGGCATTCCATTCAGCATCGTATTTCCAAGGTTTTTCAAAATAGTAAATCAGATTTCCCACACCACCAGCACCATCCCATTGTCCTTCTTCCTTCAGCCATCGAGCTAAAGCGAGAAGATTATCGTGGATTGCGTACCACATATAGCACCCCTTTCATTAGGTAAAGTAACAACATAATAAATATACCATAAATGTTTTTAATTACCATAGAATCTTTTATTTTCTTTTATTTTCTGTTTTTTTCTGATTTGGGTTTGACTTTTAAATTGTCTGCTCGTAGGATAGACGATGTGGTGGGAGTGGAACTGAGTTTGGAGTGGCACGATGCCTAGGAAGCAAAAACATAAACTTCTCTCGTATGACGAAGCTGCAAGCTTTTGTCCACATCCCCCAGGAAGCACAGAAAAAATAATTGTTTTGGAAGCACGATTGTTTTACGGAATTGATCTGTATCACTCAGGTGATAACACGATACCGATAATTCCAAGAGACAAAAAGAACGCTGCCAAAGCAGAAGCCGAATCTTGTCTAGATGCGGAGATACATCTGGATGATGATGATGACTAGCGGTGGTCATATGGGTAAGCTCGTTGCGAACCTTAAAAAGACACTAGTTTTTACCGAGGCTAGCACACGCACCGCTAGTTATTTTTTAC